GAATAGAAGTTAAGAACGAAAAAGGAAAACAATCAGAATATCAAAAACAAGCTGAAGATGAAATTAAACAAGCTGGTGGAGAATATTATATTGTTAGACGGCTTGAAGAACTAATAGTGGTTATTGAATCACATAAAATTAGCTGACGCTAAGGTTTTTCCTAACTAAAGGTCAGGCAATGGCTGGAAACAGCCACTGATAATTAATAATTTAAATAAAATGGAAAACATTAAAAACTCAAGTGGTGTATATTCAAGCCGTGATGTATATTCAAGCCGTGATGTATATTCAAGCCGTGATGTAGATTCAAGCCGTGATGTAGATTCAAGCCTTGGTGTACATTCAAGCCTTGGTGTACATTCAAGCCGTGGTGTATATTCAAGCCGTGGTGTATATTCAAGCAGTGATGTATATTCAAGCAGTGATGTATATTCAAGCAGTGATGTAGATTCAAGCCGTTATGTATATTCAAGCTGTGATGTAGATTTAAGCCGTTATGTAATATTCTGCCATAATATCAAACTTAAAGAATATTATGCTTTTAATAAGCAAGTAACAAAAGATAGATACCATGAGATTAAAAATTATTGGAATGAAATAAAAGGTGATTTTAAACTAGAACTAAAAGACAACGAATGGGAAGATGAATGGAAAAAACTACCAAATGAAGTTTGGAAGAAGCTATCAGAATTACAAGAGTTTAATCAGAAAGTTGTTGAAAATATAATAGGCTTTGACTTAGACTTAGAAGATATTAAAGAAATGACAGTAGCAGAAGTATCTAAAAAGCTGGGTTATGAAGTAAAGATAATTAAATAATTTATATATGACACCACTAAAACAATTAAGAGATAAAATAGTTAAGGTTATTCCAGAGATAGTATGGGAAGAAAACAAAGAGGGACAGGCAAGGTTTTATAGAAAAATTACACTTGAAGATATTTTGATTGTTTTAAATAAGAAGTGGAATGATGAAAGATTTGCAACAGGTGAATCTATGGAAGAATTATGGGGATTATATTGTGAATGGCAACTCGGTAAAAATTTAGAACAACAGTCAACAGATACTATCAAATATTTAAACGAAATAATATGACACCGAACATAAACCCAAAAACTAGAGAGGGTAAATCTAAATATATACTTGATGTTATCCAATCCTTAAATCTAATACTTAAATCTGAAAGAAATGGTAGGAGAATAGAGCTTAAAAAGGCTAAGAACCTATTAGAGAAAAGACTTATACACCTTAATTCTTATTATAACGAACTATGAAAGACCTTATAACAACAATCTGGATAACCTGTATAGTATGTCTTTGCATACTTATACTATTACTAAGCTATACTTATGTTCAGATTTCTAGGTCTTATTGTGAGTTGCATTATAGTAATGTAGAAACTGTGATAATTAAATAATAAAATAACCAAAAATAAATGAGTGAAGAAATTATGTGTGATTCATCATCTTTAGATGAGAAAGCACCAAAAGATGTGCCTTGTGGTGAAGTTCTTAGTTTATGTGATGATTTATTTAAAAAGTTAGAAGAAACAGATTTACTTATTAGTCAATTAACTGATAGAATTAAACCTATTTTAAACGAAAATCCTACAGAAGATAAAACTGATGGATGCCCAAAAGAAAATGCAAATACTGAACTGGGAAATAATTTAATTAATAGAATCCGTACTCTTATGCTTATAAATAAAAGATTAGAAGATGTTATTGATAGAGTTAATTTATAATAAAATAATATGAAAAAACGATTAGAGAAACAAAATGATTACATCGAAACAGTATGGGAATTAAGAAGTTGGTTTGATAAAGCCTTATTTGTAATGGGTTGGATATTTATTATCTGGTTTGTTCTTGTAGTTATTGGTTTGATGGTAGGAGCATAAAAAAGCTAACCTAATTGACAAATCCAATAATGTATGCTATACTGGATATATAATATACATGAGAGATAAAAATGGCTAAATTACTGTCTAATTTGCAAAAGACGGATAAGCACCTTGGCTTATTATTTTGCGTTTAGGTAGTTTTTTTTATATATAAATTTAGCTAGGATTAGGAACAATTCAATCTAGCCAATTCCTAGCCAAATACTAATAACTCGCTGATATATGGACAAGCATAAAATAATCTGTTCAGACTGTGGTGGAGAATTAAAACCTGTCTTAACTATTAGTGGAGATATTAAAGCCTATAAATGTAAGAAGTGTAATAAGTATGCTGAGTTTATAGGTAACAATGAAATAGTTTTTAATTAAATTAAATGAGTGAAAATCCAAATAAATTGGGTAAAATCTGGCGAAATTCTGATGGAACATTTAAAAAAGGACACCCTCAAAGTTCAGATGGTAGACCAAAGGGTAAGACACTGAAAGAATATGCAAGAGAATATCTTGAATCATTACCAGATGAAGAAAAGACTGAGTATCTAGCTTCTTTACCAGCAGATATGGTTTGGCGTATGGCAGAAGGAAATCCAGCCCAAGATATGACAAGTGGTGGAGAAAAGATACAGCAATTACCTATTTATGCAGGAAAATCAACAAAATCAATTCCAAGACACAATAGCAACCCAGAAGATATTCAGCCTGAACAAAAGGATTAGAGCTGTAGCTGGTGGAACGAGTGCCAGTAAGACTATATCAATACTTATATGGTTAATAGATAGAGGACAAACTGGTAACAATGAAGTAATGACAGTAGTAGCAGAGAGTGTCCCACATCTTAAGTTAGGAGCTATTAGGGACTTCCAGAACATAATGAAAGCTAATGGCTATTGGAACGATAAGAGATGGAACGCTAGTAACTTTACATATACATTTGATACTGAGACCATACTAGAGTTTATATCCTTTGATAAGTTTGGTAAGGCACATGGACCTAGAAGGGATATATTGTATGTTAATGAGGCTAATAACCTACCATATAACATAGTAGATCAACTAATAACTAGAACTAAGAAGATAATATGGATGGACTGGAATCCATCAAGTGAGTTCTGGTTCTATACAGAGATGAAGGATATTAGAACAGATATAGACTTTATTACCCTTACTTACAAGGATTGCATAAACGCTTTAGATAAGAGTATTGTAGCTGAGATAGAGAGCCATAAGCATAATAAGGGCTGGTGGCAAGTATATGGACTGGGACAACTGGGAGAAATAGAAGAACTTATATATAAAGGCTGGAAGGTAGTAGACGAGATACCTCATGAAGCTAGACTAGAGAGAAGATACTTAGACTTTGGCTTTACTAATGACCCTAGTGCTGGTGGAGAGATATACTACTATAATGGTGGCTGGATAATAAATGAGCTTATTTATAGGAAGGGAATGAGCAATAAGCAGTTAGCTGATTACTTTAATGCCTTAGATAAGCCTGAATCCTTAATAATAGCTGATAGTGCTGAACCAAAGAGTATAGCTGAAATGCAAAGCTATGGACTTAATGTAGCAGGATGTAAGAAGGGTAAAGATAGTGTTAATGCTGGTATACAATTAGTTCAAGATCAACCAATATCAATAACAAGGAATAGTTACAATATATTAAAGGAGCAGAGGAACTATATGTGGTTAGTAGATAAGAATGGTAAAGTATTAAATGTTGAAGACCCTGGTTGTGCTAATCATCACATGTCTGGTATAAGGTATGGTCTAGAGACACTAGGAAGGCTTAAACAGGAAGCTAATTACTGGGATAGGCTATTTGCTGAGGAACTTAAACCAACTAGAAAGCAATTTAATAAAGAAAGATAACAAAAATCGCTTATGGAACAGATAGAATGGGCAAGTGCTAGAGAAAGGTTTGTCCAAACCAAAAGACAGCCATCTATTGATAAAGAAGTATCAAAGATAGTAGGTAAAGAGATAAGGACTACAGACCCTAGGCTTATCAAGCTAGTGGTTAAGTGGAAACAAGCAGAGAACAAGTCAGATGATAGTACAGAGGGTAGTAATTATCTATCAGACCCTAAGAAATTAGAAGAATTAAAACAAACTCTTATATGAAAAGTATTATAAAGAAACAAAAAGATAGTATATTGGCTGAACTATGCCAAAAGATAATAGCTAGAGAGTGGTCTCAAAGAATGGTAGATACAACTCCAACAGAGGTATCTGACTATGTAGAAGACCTAGAGAAGCCTGATGAGGACTTAAAGGTAAGGAATACACAGTATAAACAGGATATAAACAATGTAGATACTAATAAACTACATATAGAAGCTGATGTGTTTGCTTATAAGGCTCTAGATAAGGTAGAAGAAGAAATAAAGAAACTAATAGTATGAAAGAAAAGAAAGCACCACAATATAAAGTAACACTAGATACTTGTGGAGTAACATATACTAAACAAGCTGAGAGCATTGATTTAGCTCTAGAGAAGATGAATCTAAGCTGGAATGACATTAAAGGTAAAGGAGTAATTAGAGTAGAAGAAGGAGATAAGTCGTTTGAACGCCTATTTAATACAGTTAAGTTAAGACGTATATTTGGTAGTAAGATGGTAAGACTCCTATGGTCTGGTAGATTAAGGTATTTGCTAAAATAACTAAACTAAAAATCGTCTAATAGTTTGATGACATCCTGCAGGGTTATCAAGTTTCTTAGGCGATTCTTGATGATTCAGTGGGATGTTACCAGATTAAGTAACATCCTATTTATGATTAACAAAATTAAGACAGTATATGACCTGATAACCAATGGGGAAACAGCATATACTAAGCCGATTGATATTGAAGATGGTTGGAAATGGTCAATGAAAGACCATCTAAGACGTTCTTATCTTTATCTTAATAGTCAGTTTGAGGAGAATAACGAAAATAGGAAGCTAAGACCAAATAGGAATATTATACTCCCAATCCTTAATGTTCAATATAGAACAGAGGATTTTGATGTTAAAGATATTGAAATCTATGTAGATAACCCTGATGAATACTATAAATCCTTTCTTATTAAGAAGTACCATGAGAAATGGGCTTTAGAGAACGGAATAGATACATTTATAGATGAAATGGTAGTAAGCTATTGCACCTATGGTGGTGTATTAGTTAGAAAGACAGACCATGCCAAGCCTGATGTTATTGATTTAAGGAATATAGCCTTTTGTAACCAGACTGATATATTAAACTATCCATTCGCTATTAGACATAAATTTAGTGCTTCTCAATTAAGAACAGAGAACAAGAAGTGGGGTAAGACTGATAATGGTGCTACTGCTAGTGTTGAGGAGCTTATTACTCTATCTAAGAAGGAAGATGATGAAGAAATAGAGGTATTTGAAGTTCATGGACTTATGCCAACTGAGTGGTTGGAGGATAATAACCCTGATAATATTGATGAAGATGAGAAAGATGTACCACAAATACAGATAGTTTCTTTTTATAAGGATGATAATGATAGAAAGACAGGTGTAACACTGTTTAAGCATAAAGAGCCAGTATTACCATTTAATTTTCTAGCTAGAGATAATGTAGATGGTAGAGCATTAGGTCGTGGTGGAGTTGAAGAACTGTTTGAATCACAGATATGGACTAACTGGGATGAGATTAAGACAACTGAAATGCTTAATTCTGCTTCTAAGACCTTACATTTCTCTGATGATCCTACATTTAAGAGTAGAAATAACCTAGATGACGCTGAGAATGGTGAAGTATTTAACCTACAAGATGGTAAGAAAATACAACAGATTGATACATTCCCTAGGAATCTACAGTTATTCAACGATTCTATACAGAGATGGCAACAACACGCGCAAATAGTTGGTTCAGCTTCTGACCCTTTACTGGGAGAATCCCCCTCAGCTGGTACTCCATTTAAGCTATATGAAGCTCAACAGATGGAATCTAAGGGTATGCACAAGTATAGACAGGGTAAATTAGCAGTATTTATGGATGAGATATATAGAGATTGGATATTACCTTATCTAGGACTTGAGATAGTAAAAGAACAGGTATTTATGCAAGAACTATCATTTGAGGAGATGCAGATGGTATCAGAAAAGGTTATGACTATCAAAACTAACGAGTTTAAGAAGCAGATGATTCTATCAATGCAAGAAGTAAGCGAAGAACTAGTTGATTTATATAGACAACAGGTAGAGAAAGACTTTGCTAAGGAAGGTAATAAGAGATTCTTTAAGATATTAAAGGATGAGATGAAGGATACTAAACTATCAGT